CAGCAAATCTTTGCCAGCATCATTGCTTTCTGGTTCGGTTCTCAAGCCTTCTCCAAGAAATGAAAACCTCTGCCAAAGCCATTGAGATGATCAAGCACCACGAGGGGGTGCGCCAGAAGCCCTACCGCTGCCCAGCCAAACTCTGGACAGTCGGTGTGGGCCATGTGATGTACCCGGAACAGGGTAAATTAAAGCTGGAAGACAGGGACAAAATTGTCCTGCGCCCTGAAGACTTCAGAACCTTTTCAATGGAGGAAGTGAATGCAATTCTCAGAAGTGATTTGGCTCGCTTTGAACGGGGAGTCCTCCAATACATATCCGTTCCTCTTGCGCAAGGTGAATTTGATGCTCTTGTATCTTTTAGTTTTAACGTCGGTCTGGGAACACTCCAGCGTTCGACGCTTCGTCAGAAGCTTAACCGGGGCGACAAAGAGGGAGCAATGGAATCGCTGATGCAGTATTGCAAGGCAGGGGGAAAGGTCCTGCGGGGCCTGGAGAACCGCCGCAAGGACGAAAGAGCATTGTTCCTCAGTGGATCACAGGGTTGAGGATGTTTTCTAGGACGAGTCCTTTGAAGCCTGCATTGCTGGCCTCAAGGTACTCGATCCTGGTGTAGAGACAGATGATCTCATCGGTCACATCAATGCCTTGGATGATTTCCTCATCGTCGTCGTCGCGTTCAATAAGAACGTATTGCCATTTACTCATTTTGCATGGCCTCCAGGACGGCAAAGAATGCCCCAATAACCAGCAAAGCTGTAACCGCCCCTACGGCGAGGACTAGGATTATTCCAATCACATAAGCACCCATGATCTGATCAACCTTTTGTGAGCCTCTGGACGGTTGGAAGGATACATATTTCCGCTGGGTTTGATAAGGTTTTGTTTTGCAGCGGTGTGCATTAAAGCCCCCCAGGCATTGTCATGGTGGGGGTGTCCCAATCCACGGGCCTCGGCATAGTCCCGAAAGCCATCCAGGGTGAACTCCCCCTTGGCTTTGTAGGCATAGACGGCCAGCATATGGAGGGCGCGGTCAGACCAGGGCACTGCTGATGCCCACACTTTGCTAATTCCAGTTTCTTTGCTCATTTCAATTCCTTTGGGTGGGGTACTCGCTACGTCTGCTTGGTTGCTTTGGCGGCTCGACCTCACAGCATCCGCTTTCCCCCGATTTCAATTAACGACAGCCGCAGGACATTTTGCCGTTGGGCATTTGAACGCAGTCATAACGTGTGCCAATGGGGCAAGATGCTGCCGCCACGCCACAAACAAACAGAGCTGCGATTACGAGTGCTTTTTTCATTTTCTTTCCTTTCAGTTAAATTGCCATGTAACGGCCTTTACGGCCCACATTTGCGCGGTTTGCGCTTCGGTGATTGCGATTGACAACATACGAGCCGTTTCTTTTTGATCAAACAAATTAGCTTTTTGTCGGCGATCATTTAGATCGTCCACAATCGCGGCAAATGCTCGTTTGATTGAATCCACATCGTGATTACCTCCGGGATTGAAGCTAACGCCACAAGCCATTTCTCCATAAGTTAATTGCTTTTCTGTCATTTTCCTTCCTTTTAAAAAGGCGCATCAGAGTCCATATCCTCAAACCCGCTGCCGCCTCGGCGTGTGGGTTGAGAACTTTGACGGGCAGGCATTTCACCACGGGGCAAAGGCTCCTTGGCTGACGCCCATCCATCCCAACCGCCCACAGGCACAGAATCAAGTTTGATGCTGATGCCGTTGGGCTTGTTGAACAGTGTCCCGATCTTGGTGAACTTCTTTTTGGTTTCACCCTGGGGAGTTGTGTATTCGCCAATGATGGCGATGAGGTCCAGTTTTTCGCTCATGCTGATTTCGCTTTCTTAATTGCTGCTCGTGTTGAAGCTGTGAGTTGACCCCACAACCATACTTGCTGATCAGACTCCAGTGCCGCCTCGTTAACCATTTTCATGGCCTCGATTGCTTTGCCGTTGCTGACCAATTCCTCGCAAGATGCGGCCATCTCACGAAGGAACTCTTTTTCCTCTTCAGGCAGGTTGTCACCTACGTTGCCCTTGGGTGTAACGATGGGAGCATCACCTTTGCGGCCAGTGGTGGCGTCCAGGGCGTCATGCTCAACGATTTCCAGCGCAGCAACCCACAGGTAGCGACGAATGTAAGTCTCAACCGCGCCCAGGTTCTGGACCGGATGACAGCCCTTGAGAGCCGCTTCAGACATGGGGCTGGTGAACATGATGCATTCATCAGGCTTATCTACGTTGTAGATCGTCATGCTTGCCAAGTCTTTGCCAAACTGAATGATCGAGGTCAGGCCAACTTCTTTGAAAATTTGCAAGGCAGGAACAATGAAGTCGCCAAGTTCAAAGTAGTAGTAGCCAGCAAATTTGTTGTGGCCTGTTTTTTTGATGGGGGAGGAATGAAATTTTTCCCGTGCCAAGTTCAGTTTTTGATAGATGTTCATTTTCTTACTCCATAAGCACTGTCGTACTCTTCTTTGATGATTTCCATTTGGGTGTTGTCGTCAAGGTCTTTGAAGGCAATCCAATGCCCAAATGCCCCGCAGCATGACAATTGGTTTCGGCGCAGTTCCATGCAATACGGGCAGTATTGGACTGCTGCGTTTTCTTCCTTGTACTCTTCGATAAAGTTTTTCATAAACTCGCCTTCTTTCTTTGCTTTTTCGTACCATTCAAGGTATTTCATTTTTTGGGCACTGCTTTGCTATACACCGCAAACACTTTGGGTTGAAGGTCCCAGCGTGTGTTGGGTAGGCCAATCGTCCCTTTGTTGCCTGTACGCTCACGGGCCTTGGTGACCCCTAAGCTGATGCCATCAAAGTGATTGACGTTCTTGTAGGGGTCTTTTACGCCCTTACGGACACGTTCTTGCTCCGTGTAGTTCATCCAGTCAAATGCGTTTGCTTGTTTCATTTGTATCGTTTGATTCGTGGAACATCCATGTATTCTTTTTCAGGGGGAGGCGGCGTCTTAAAAAGACTGGGAGGTGTCCACCCGTGTCGTTTCCATGTTGCTTGTACATCAGCCCCGTTGGTCCACACAAACTTGGGGTCGCTTGCAGGGATGCTGGGTTCAGTTCGTTTCGTGCCGGGTGGCATGATCCATTTTTCCATTGTTTGCCTTTCAGTTTTCAAAGGGATCGCCCCAATTGGAGCTAACACCTGTTTGGGTGTTGGTGTAACCAAAGTTGTCGCGCCGAATGTACTCGCCTTCTTCAGAAAGCCAGTCGTTGCCAACCTTGGTGTAAGTCTTGCCCTCGTCAGAGGTCATCAGGTTGTTGGTCTGCGTGTATGTGCGACCACTAAAGATATTGAAAAACCAGTTCATTCATGCTCCTTCAAGAAAATCAGCAATCCACATCCGATCACGATAAGTCAAGTATTCACAAATATCTAGTTCGTCAACATAGACAGTAAATATGAAATAGAAGTTGCCGTGATTGTCCTCTTCATCCTCAAACTCCACGCGAATTTTGTCTAGGTTGGGAAAACGAGTATTGAACTCTTCGTTATCAGGCAGGTCTGGGAGTTCGTAAACATCAATGAAGTCAATCATTGGGTCACCTCTACTTTGATGTTTTTAGATGCTTCCCAAATGTAGAAGTTGAGCATACCAATGGTGGAGGAGGCTTTCATCATGGGCTTGACGAGCTTGTTGTACTCAACGCCGTTTACTGTCTGGGCAGCAGCTACAAAGTCCTTGAGTGCGTCCCGTGCCTCGATCAATTCACACAATTCAATTTTCATTTCAATCTCCTTAAAAGTACCCTGTCAACCAGGGAGTGAGTGAACTGTATCACCATTTTCCCCGTGGCAAGTAATATCCTTGTGGAATAGTAGGGTATATGTTCCATCAGGACAACATTTGATAAGATGGCCGCATGAACATTGACCAACTACCCAAGAACGTCACGTTGTACCAAGTAGCCAAACTGCTCGGTATGCGTCCCACATCCACCTACAAGTGGAAGACCAGGGGCATCCCTCCTCTGGCTGTTTACCGACTCAAAGAACTCAAGCCTGAGTGGTTTGTAGTCGATAAACAACAATAGGGAAAACACCTAGCAAAGCAAAGGATTGAAATGAAAACACCAGAAGATGAAGCCTTCGATGACATTGCTCGCGCTCAAGGCTGGCGCAAGCGTCAGATCATGGAAACAACCCCCATGACCCTCCATGAGTTCTACGACAAGCTGCGTAATGACGTGCTGGAAGAAGTTGCCTGTGAGTTTGACAACATGAAGGGCCTGGGCGACACAGCGGCCAGTTTTGCGGTGTTTGTGAGGAGCATGAAGAAATGAGCAAGAAAATAACACAAGCCGACCGCGAGAAGGCGGCATGGGTATGCAACTACTGGGCGCACCAGCTATTCAGCAAGTGGGGTGAATGCCCCGAGGTGTGGCTGTATTTGTTTTGGTCTGAAGCATGTAAAACAGGAGATTGAAATGAATAAAGAAACAGGCGGGCCAGCGTTTCCAAATATTGAATACAAGCAGCCAGTTGGCGGTGGCTCACACATGATGACCATTATTGGAGGCATGACTTTGCGCGACTATTTTGCTGCCAAGGCTTTGCAAGGAATTTGTGCAAGCGGCCCATCAGCGTCGTGGCCTAACGACCATTTGGCTGCGAAGGCTTATAACTTAGCAGACGCAATGCTTAAAGCGAGGGATCAATGACCTATCCCTACACACAAGGCTGGCCCACAGACCCGTTCAAACAACTTACACCACAAGAAATGGCTGCTTTGCTCAAACGCATAGGCAAGCCTGAATATGAGGAAGCTTTACTGTGAACATTGAAGCAATGAAACAGGTGTTGGAGGTTCTGACCGATCAAGGTCGGTTAGACCCCAACGAATACAAAAAAAAGAAAAATGAATCCATCTCATCCCTACGCCAAGCCATCGCAAAAACAGAAAAGCAAGAGCCTGTGGCAATACTACAAAGATATCCAAGCAAAGGGTTGTTGACGGTGGACTACACCGACGAAATAACAGAAGTTCAAGAAGGCACTTGGCCTCTCTACACCACACCACAACAACGCAAGCCGCTGACGGATGAGGATTTTCTAGATTGGTATGGCAGTGCAATTTGGGGTAACGAAGATTTTAAGCAATGTTGCCAAATAGCTTTTGAAGCAGGATGGCAAGCCGCCCACGGCATTAAGGGGGAAGCATGAGCATTAAAGCAATGAAACAGGCGCTGGAGGCTTTAGTCGAAGGCGCAGAAGGCACAAGACCCCTTGGAGTTGTTACATTAGAAGCGATTATTGACCTACGCCAAGCCATAGAGCAGGCTGAGAAGCAAGAGCCGGTGGCGTGGATAGATGCGCTCAAAGACGCCTTCTTTGAAGGATTCACTTCGGTCGAGACATACAACGACACCCTTTTGAATTCAGCAGAAGAGGCGTGGGCGAAGTACAAGCCGCCTGTCATTCCACCCGCAGCACAGCGGCAATGGGTTGGGTTGACGGATGAGGACTTGTCGGTATGCGATGAGGACGGCGTGATATTGGCGCATTATTGGGAAGCCAAACTCAAGCAAAAGAACGGCTACGCCGAGGAGAAGAACACATGAGTGATTTTCAATTTGCTTGCGTTTGCGTTGTAATTTGTTTTTGGATTTGGGCTTGGACTAAGTAAAAGTAGGAAAACACATGAGCATTAAAGCAATGAAACAGGCACTTGAGGCGTTGGAACGCATGAAAGGATACGGAAACACTTTCTTGTATCGTCGCAATGAACAAAGCCCCTATGAGCAAATATGCGAAGCCATCACATCCCTACGCAAAGCCATCGCAGAGGCAGAAAAGCAAGAGCCTGTGGCGTGGATTGAGCATCACAAAGGTGGCGACAACTTAAATTGGGAAGAAGTTAATCACCCTTATGCGAAAGCCACACCTCTCTACACCCACCCACAACCACAGCGTGAGCCGCTTACGCCAGTAGAAGGCGACTTGCTGCCGCCAGTTGGATCAAAGGTTCTCATTCACCTTGCACGTCAAGAGGAATGGGTGGAGCACACCGTTGTTGGCTACTACGTTTGGGGCGGCTTGGATGGTCGCGACGAACGGATGCACAGAGTTTTTGTGAGAGTTGTCAGTGCTAACGGCTTCTTGAACGCTCGTATGCTGCGCGATGTGCGTCCAATCGAAGCCGCCCACGGCATTAAGGAGAAGAACACATGAAAGACGAAAACGGTAGGACGATGACTTATTGGGGCGAATTGGCTCAGAAGCCTTTGACAGTTGAGCAACTGTATAAACATTGGAAAGTCGCCAAGGTGCGGGACATGACAGACGCAGAAATCGACTTTGCTGACTATGTGTTGATTACCCGTGATGTGGAGGCTTTGCACGGCATAAAGGAGAAAAACACATGAGACTTTTCAGACTGTCCGCAATCCTGGCGGTAATTTTGGGGGCTTTGGTTTTGTTGTCCAAGGTGGATGGCCGCGCTAAGGTTGACTGCTCATTGGCTGATTTCCACCCGGACTACACCACAGCAATGAAAGAACGATGCAGGGGGCTGAAATGAATTTTGAAGATTTTTGGGCAGCATGGCCTAAGTCATTCCGCAAGGGTGGTAAATCGCAGTGTTTGGCAAAGTGGAACAAGCTGAAGCTGGACACCCAGGCCGACCAGATCATTAAGCACGTTGAGTGGATGAAGACCACCGAAGCCTGGAGGAAGGCCGAAGGGGCTTTTATCCCGGCTCCCTTGGTTTACATCAACCAGATGCGCTGGGACGGCGCTGAGGTCCCGGAAATGACCATCAATGTCAATGTCAACTTCAAGGACCCGGCCATTCTCAAGGCTGAACAAGACGCCGCCAGGGCAGCACCCATGCCCGAATCAGTGAAAACACTGATACAGCGTATAAAGTCCAAGAAAGTCTTGACAGACGATCTTTAAACAGTGTTATACTGAAACCGTTGTCGTCGAAAGCAACAAATGAGGCCGTTTACACATGCTCTCGCCCTTGGTTTTATCCGAAGGGTTTCGACCGAGGGCAGTTGTAAACGGCTTTTTTGTTTTCTATACAACCGTCAGGGCGCGTTAGCTGATGGTCTGCATGGACTGAACCCGAGAAACACCGCACACCGATACACCCCGGTGCAAAAAGCGACCAGCGTTGGTTTGGCGACTGGTATGCCACAAGATACTCCAGGTGGAAACAAGGTCTTGTGGATAAGTGAACAAACCCGTCATGCGCACTTGGGGCTTTTTGTGTTTAAAACCATTGAAAAGCCTGGAGAGGAATGGATGCTATCCACCCTTGAGAGAACTATGGAGAAAAGAAAAGTGAACTACTATCAAGCACAAGAACTGCTCTCAGGACTAAAAGAAGGCCGGGTAGCAACAATCGAGGCCATCAACAAGGCTTTAGAACTGACTGGGGATTTGGATGAATCAGCTTGGGTTTCTTCTGGACGCACTCGAAACGGATTTGAAGGAAAAACAAAGGAAAGAGCTGCATCAGTCTCTTGTCCGACAAGTCATCCGTATGAGGATGGAAGACAGGCAGAAGGCCCTTAACTGGCTCAGGGGCTACACAAACTCAGCAAGGGTGTACATCAAAGGCTGGAACGAACTGCATCCTGAATCGACACTGGAAAAAGACGTATTGGAACAATGGCACAAGGGAAACCGAGGCCGACCTGGAGAATGGTATGAATAAATTTGTAAAGAAAGTAGATAAGAAAACGGCGCTCAACCCCATAGCCAGGGCAGTTGCCAAACAAAAACTCAGAGGGTCCGTTCTTGACCAGCAGATCAAAATTTTCATGATGGACGAAGGCCAAGACTGCTGTGAAGAAGTTCAGGCCATCAGCTTCTTTGTTTACGCCATCATGCTTTGCTTGGAAGACACGGACACCGACACCGTGGATTTCCGAAAACTCAAATCAGCGGCCAACATTCTGGCTGAACTCTCTGTCAACGGGTTTAAGTGGAAAAGAATTTACGCCGTCACCCTAGATAACGCCCTGCAAATCTGTGAATCACTTTGGGCAACTATTGACCCCAACAAACTTCAACAAGCAATCTCTGAAATGGAGGCAGTGGCATGACACAACAAGAAATCATTGAAATGGCTAGAAAAGCTGGCGCTATAAAAGATGGAAGACTTTGGCTTATGTACCCGGAAGACCTTGTAACCTTTGCCAAACTGGTAGCAGCTAAAGAGCGTGAGGCGGCTCTTGATTTGGTTGATGCCTATGCAAAAAACAACACAGACCTAGCTGACGCCATCCGAGCAAGAGGAGAATAAGCATGACACAAGAAGAAATCATTGAAATGGCTAGAGATTCAGGTATGGATTTGTATGGTCTTGGTAAAGACAGATATAAGTTTGTGCATCATCTTGAAGCCTTTGCCAAACTGGTAGCCGCCAAAGAACGTGAAGCCTGTGCAAAGGCGTTTGAAGCAGAGGCTGATACTTGGATTGCATGGCCGCAAATGGGGTCAGCGAAACGCAAGGGTGCTGAAGCCATTCGAGCAAGGGGACAAAAATGACACAAGAAGAAATCATTAAGATGGCTAGAGAAACAAGCAGTCAAGAAAAATTGCCTTGGAATGGCACATATATTTTTAATTCAAAAAAACAGCTAATTGAATTTGCCAAACTGGTAGCAGCCAAAGAGCGTGAAGCCTGTGCAAAAGTGTGTGAAGATTTAGA